CCCTACACGCCGCTCTTCCGATCTCGTCCTTTTTCTCCCCAACCAGCCAAGACCAGCCAGAACTGGGAATGACTGGTCACGATCAGCCGAGACTGGCGACGCTTAGCCCGGATCAGCAGGGATCACACATTGATGCTGTGGTGGAGTGGGCTAGGAAGTTTATGCAGATTGAGTTGATGGAATGGCAGATCAACGCTTTACGGGATCAGCTTGCGTTTTCTGATGATGCCGGCATTGAGCTTGTGACGCGAACTTCTTTGGTGAGTGTTGCCAGACAGTGCGGAAAATCGGTTGCGCTTCGAGCGCTTTGTGGCTGGTGGCTGACCGAGATGCCAAAGATCCGTGGTGAGAAACAGACGGTCTTGATGATGGCTCATCGTCTTGATGTTGCTGCAGGACTCTATGAAGAGATCGCTGATGTCCTTGAAATGTATTTTGGCGCGAAACTCACACGCTCCTATGGTCGTCTTGCTGCGAAGTTGCCTGACGGATCCAAGCTTCTGGTCCGTTCCGCGAAGCCAAGCGCAGCTCACTCGCTCTCCGTGGATCTTGCGCTCATTGACGAAGTATGGGGAATTGAAGAAGAAGTTATTGACGGTGGCGTTATTCCAACAATGCGCGCAAGAAAAAACCCTCTCTTGAGTATGTGGTCCACTGCCGGCACAGAAGACTCCAAGGTCATGATGCGCTATCGAGAGATGGGTCTTCGCCTAATTGACACTCATGAGCCAACGAACTTTCACTTCCGTGAATGGTCTCCCCCACCAGACCTTGACCCAATGGACCCATCGGCATGGTGTTATGCGAACCCTGCTCTGGGCAAAACACTCCAGATGTCCACCATTGAGTCAGAAGCACAGCTCCCAGATCGCGCTTCATTCCTGCGCGCAAGCGTGAACTTGTGGATCGCCACCGATCGCTCATGGCTCCCTCAAGGTTTATGGACACAGCTTGCCAGTTCCGAACCGCTTCCAGCTGGGGGAGTGGTCGCGGTTGAAGTGGACTTTAATGACTCTCACTATTACGCCACAAGATCGGTCCTTCTGCCGGACGGTCGGATCGGTGTCACAGTCGCGTTCACTTGCGACACCCAAGCACAGCTCTGGGATCACATTCGTGAAATCGCTAAAGATCATTCAATCAAGTTTGCTTTCACGCCGACCGTGGATCTTCAATGTCCGCCATCCCTCGAAGCGCGCAGAGTTGTTGTTGGTTATGCAGAGATCTTGAAATGGACTCCAGCAGTCCAAGGACTAATCCGTGAACGGCAGATCGTCCACACAGGTGAAATGGCATTAGCAGAGCATGTCGTTCGCGCGGTCTCCGTTCGCACACAAGGATCCATCGCAGTCAGCTCGCAAAGGAGTCCAGGACCCATCGAGCTTTGCCGGACGATGATCTTCTCCACTGCAATCGTTGCCGGCAACCGTCACTCGCGTGGGAAGCCACAGCTTGTCGTCGTTGCGAACTAAGATCAGCGCGGAGTCGTGTGTCATACCTTTCGTCGGAGAAGGTCCCCCGATGCACGACTCCACCAGAAAACTGTGAAAGAGTAGAGACATGGCACTATTTGGTCGAGTGAATAAAGCAGCAATCGCAACTGAATATGGCGCGATAGAAGTGACCGCTGCGGTCGGTGCATCCAATGTTGGATCAACTCAGATCGGCAACTATGTCGCGTATCAAGACGGAACTGGGCGCGAGAGGATGATGAGTTTGGCTGTCATCGCAAGGGCGCGCGACTTGATCTGCACCACCATTGGCGGACTCCAGCTGGAGATGTATCGCGAAATGTGGAACGGCGACGACATGGAAGAAGTTCCACTAGCTCCGCGTTCATGGCTTGCGCGCATGGACAAAACCATTCCGAACTCAACACTTCTCAGCTGGCTTGCCGATGACCTCATCTTCTGGGGACGCGCATTCCTGTATGTGACCGAGAGGACCGCTGACGGTTATCCCTCAAACTATACGAGGCTCCCTTCCGCGATGTGCCAGACGCTCGACCAGCAGGGCAGTGTCTACTTCGGTCCATCAAACTCTGTGATGTTCAACGGTCTTCCGATTGAACCGCGCGATCTCATCCAGTTCATTAGTCCAATGCAAGGCATCCTCTTCACGGGTCGTCGCACATCAGAGACAGCAATCCGCATTGAAGAAGCAAGAATGCGCAACGCATCATCGGCAATTCCAGCTGGCGTGTTGAAACAAACTGGCGGAGAACCTCTGTCCGGTCAAGAGCTCGCTGATCTCGCTGCACAATTCAACCTTGCTCGCGCGACCAATCAAACTGCAGCACTGAATGAGTTCTTGAGCTACACAGAAACGAACGCAACACCGGACAAGATGCTTCTCATTGACTCGGCTGATTACAGTGCGCGCGACCTCGGCAGGCTTTTGGGGGTCCCCAGCTACTTACTTTCCGTGAGCATCGGCGCGTACTCTTACCAGTCAGCACAGCAATCACGCATGGATCTATGGCAATACGCATGCAAACCGATTGCCGACTGCATCACACAAACCTTGTCCAGCGACAACAATCTTCCAAAAGGAACGATGGTCAAGTTCGATGTAGACGACTTCCTGAGCGAGACCTACATGGGCGGAGACATTGAAGAACCATCCGAGATGATGCCCGATCCATCAACCCCACAATCCCCTATGGGCGCAAGCTGATCGGATAAAGTCACGACTATGTTGAAACTTCATGCAGGACAATTCACGATTGACGCAGCGCAAGGCGATCAGCCACGACGCATGATCTCGGGAATTGCGGTCAGATATAACACTGAGGCAGTAGTGAGTGATGGGACTCGAGTGATGTTCGCGCCGGGCTCAATCCCTACCGACGGACCAGCGCCAAAGCTCTTCATGTTCCACGATCCAACCAAGGTCATCGGCACAGTGGTGGAACTTGCCGAAGTAGACAATGTTCTGCTTTTCTCTGCCAAAGTTGCGGAGACCGTTCTCGGTTCGGAAGCATTGGTGCTTGCAAGCGCAGGAGCCCTCTCGGATGTGTCCGTCGGAGTTGAGCCACTCAAGTTCAAGTACGACAACAACGGTGTCATGGTAATCACAGCTAGTCGATTCATGGAGCTATCGGTCGTGCCACATGGCGCATTCGACGCACCGATCCTTGATGTCGCTGCGAGTATCCACCAAGACGAAGAAGAAATCAGCAATAATCAAGAAGTAGTCCCAGAACAGGAGAATGAAATGGCACAAGAAATCGAAGCCCCAGCAGTGATTGAGGCATCCCCAGTCCAGCAAACAATTTTCGCAGCAGCTCGCAAAGAGGCAAAATTGCCTACAGCTGTCGAATACATCAGCGCAGCAATCGCAGGTGGATCAGCATGGCACGACATGAGCGCAGCGCTACGCGCAGCTGCACCAGATGTCACCACAACTGACACACCGGGTATCTTGCCTACGCCGATCGTCGGACCTGTCTATAACAACTTCATCGGTCGTCGTCCAGTAGTCGATGCAATCGGTGTTCGCGCAATGCCGGGCGGTGGCAAAGTATTCATCCGTCCAGAAGTAACAACCCACACATCAATGGCAGTTCAGTCAGCTGAAAACGCTGCACTGCAATCTGGCACTCTTGTCGTGTTCAACAACCAAGTCACCAAAAATACTTACGGTGGCTATGTAGTTCTTTCGGAACAGGACATGGACTGGAGCGATCAGGGCGTTATCTCAATCATCCTTGATGACATGGCTCGCATCTACGCCAACGCGACTGACAATGTGGCAGCAGACAACCTTGTTGCTGGAGCATCAGTGACCGCAGCATTCAGCGCAGCATCAGAAACCGATCCTTCATACTGGCAAGCATGGGTATCCGCAGCTGCAACCACGATCCTCTCAGGATCAAATGGCAACTTGCCTACCCATCTTTTTGTCAGCCCAGACTTTTGGGGAACTTTGATGGGCTTGTCGGATTCGTCGAAGCGACCTTTGTTTCCTGCAGTGGGACCAATGAACGCCTACGGCAACCTTCAACCGGGTCAGCCAAACGGTGTTGCATTCGGACTCAATGTGGTCGTGGATCGCAACTTCGCAGCGAACACTTTGGTCGTTGGCGATGCTTCGGGCTACGAGATCTTCGAGCAACAGAAGGGCGCAATCAGCCTCGACAATCCTTCAACGATTTCTAGGACTCTCGCATGGCGTGGCTATTTCGCAACGCTGATGATCGATCAGACCAAGTTCGTCAAAGCAGTACGCGCCTAATAACCGAAAGCGAGGCTACCAATGGCAGCCTATTCGGTTACCAATAAATATCTCCTAGACAACTACGCAGTCCTCGAGCTCCTCACACCGAGCGAGCTTGTGGTCGGCGGATCAATCGTCGTCACTGGAGTTGATAGCACATTCAACGGGACCTACACGGTTCGCGCTCTTCCTCAATATCTTTTCATAGGTGCTGACGATGAGGGCGATCTCGTGTATGACCCTTTGGTCCCTATCGCCAATCAAGTCCTCTATGCGAAAACTGCAACAGATGTCGAGCGCGTAGAAGCGTCAGGCACTGTCACATTCACGCAGACCTGCACTTGGATTACCGCGCAGAACATTCTTGACTGGCTTGGCATAACTGTCGCAACAGCTGGAGACCAGACCTTCACGACAACTTGTGCCGCAGCTTCAAATGCGTTCTGCTTTAGGCGCAGACAGGAAGCCTCTTACATCGACTCGCTCACGACCGTTCCATCGCAAGATGTCTACCTCGGGACCGTGATGTATGGCGGAATGCTTTACAAATCACGCGGAACCGTGGATGTCTTTTCAAGCTTTCAAGACATGGGTCAGACACCAGTCGTCGGAATGAACGGACAGATCAAACAACTCCTAGGCATTGATCGCCCAGCCTGCGCATGACAGTCTCCAATTACACCGACCTCTTCAACAATGCGATGAGCGCACTGGGAACAAAACTGGCAACCGCGACATCGTTGCCAATCGTCACGGATCCTCGAAACCTTCGCCCACCGTGCGTCTTCATCAATGCCCCATCGTTCACAATGTGGAACTACAACATCGCCAAAATGACCTTTCCCGTCCAGATCATCTCGATGGGTCCGGGCAACTCTGACGCTTTGGGAAACATCCTCAACATGGCAGCTGCAGTGATGACCGCCAATGTCGGAGCAACATCAGGATCCCCCACCAGCGTCGATGTCGGTGGGGTAGTTCTGCCGGCATACGAAATGATGATTGAAGTTCAGGCACAAACCGCATGAGCTTCGTGATCGCTTCCGAGAAACTTGGCAAGATCGGTGAGCTCTACACGCCTAAGGATGGCATCAACATTGACGCGCTCCTAGCTGGTGGGTTCATTGTGCGCGCTGAGGTATCAACCACAGAAGAAGAAAAACCTGCTAAAACTAAACCTAAGAAAGCATCCAAGGAGTAATCATGGCAACTAGCACTT